AATATATATTATCTTATAAATAATTTTTTGTATTTATTTTATAAATAATATTTGTAGATAATTAAATTATATACAAAAAATATTTTGTGATAATTGATATTTTTATATACCCACTTTAAAAAGTGGCTTACAAATATATTGATAATAATGCATGAAAATAATTAAACGTGATGGTACTCCGCAAGAGTACAATTTTATTAAGATTGTTGATGCAGTGACAAAAGCTTTTAATTCTATTTTAATTGTTGATAAAACTTTAGATGAAGATGATTATGTATTAGAATTAAAAAGATTGAAAGAAAAACAACAACCAGAAATTTCAAAATTTTTAGAACAAGTTAAAGAATCTGTTGAAAAGGCAATTGTAAAGAACAATGGAAATGGAACTTCTGTAGAAGAAATCAATGACATTATTCAAAAAGAACTTATTAAACGTAATAAGTATGAAGTCGTTGATTCTTTCATTAAATATCGACAAAAGAGAGAAGAGATTCGTGAGAAGAAATCCGATTTGATGAAGCAGATTACAGAAAAACTAAATGCTACTAATGTTCAAAACCAAAATGCTAATCTTGATGAAGCATCATTTGGTGGTCGTTTAGGAGAAACTTCTGGAGCAGTAGCTAAAAATATTGCTCTCAAATCAATGTCTAAGATGGGTCGTAAGAATCATGAAGACAATATGATTTATATTCATGATTTAGACCATTGGATGGTTGGTGATCATAATTGTTTGTCATTCCCAATGGATAGTAAACTTAAAGAAGGTGTAATTACAAGACAAACTGATGTACGTCCTGCTGGTTCTGTAAATACTGCGATGCAATTGGTTGCTGTTAATTTCCAGTTACAATCATTACAACAATTTGGTGGAGTCGCAGCTACCCATCTCGACTGGACAATGGTTCCTTATGTACGTAAATCATATCGCAAGCATTATATATCTCAATGGATTGAACAACGTCCTGAATTCATGGAGCTTGATGTTTTAGGACTTACATATGATGAGTTCAAGCATTGGGTAGAAAACATGGTTACTAATTTCTATTTGGAAACTAAATTAGAAGATAAAGATTTTTATTTCGCAAATGATAAACTTGATAAAACAATTAGACAAAAGGCATTATTTGATACAAAGAAAGAAACATATCAAGCCGTTGAAGGTATGTATCACAATTTGAATACTTTGCAGTTGAATTTGGCTGCCTAACTGTATAATACATAAACAGTTATGAAAAAATGAGCAAAATCGGTAGCAGTTAGAATTAAGTTTCTGAGAAATAAGGAGATACATTGTGAAATGTCTAAACGAATAAGCTGCAGAAGAGAACCTAAGGTCCAATAATTGGATAGCTGGTAATACCGAGGTAAATTTATAGATTACGAATAGGCTATAAATCACCGTAGAGCGTAGAAGGTGAATAAATATAATCCTTCCAAGAGTGCTCATTATCTTAGTTAAATTATAAGATAAAAATGTACGCCGAACATTAGTAAGAAATAGACTAAGAAGTTAAGATAAAAAGCTTAACGATAACAAATTGCAAGAAGTGGAAATCAACTTCCATTCTCATCTATAAACTATGGTACTTGTACAGAACTTGAAGGTCGTATGGTAACTAAAGCTCTTCTTGAAGTATCAATGGAAGGTCTTGGTAAAAATGGTGTTACATCAATTTTCCCATGTGGTATTTTCCAATATAAGAAAGGAATTAATGATAAGCCAGGAACACCAAACTATGATTTGAAGCGTTTGGCCCTTAAATCAACAACAATGCGTATTTATCCCAATTATGCAAATTGTGACTGGTCTAATCAAGTAAACTGGTTAAAAACAGATAGAAAACAAAAACAAGAATATATTGATTCGCTTGATAAAGAATCTTATGATAAATTAGTTAAGCAATTAGAAGAACATCCAGAATTACAAGAAAAAATTGGATTATATATTGAAAATAAATAATAAATAAATTAGTTAATTAAATATATGAAAAAAATTAAAGTTGATATGACAGAACGTCCTATCGAATATTTTTCAACTATGGGTAAGTGAAATATGTAGCTCATGTAAAACCTCTTTAACCATGCTTAATGGGTGTGAAGATTAAAAATCTTTGCTAACGGTTAGGTCCCTATATAGTTTAACAGTTATATATAGTAATTGGATGAGACCGTGCTAAAATTATTTAACAATTATATGTATATCTATAAAATAACAAATAAAATTAATAACAAAGTGTATATTGGACAAGTCTATAATAAAACAATAATGGATAGATTCAATAGACATATTAAAGATGCTTCTTCAAAAAGTAGAAGTTATATTGATCGATCAATTTACAAATATGGACGTGACAATTTTGTTTGTGAACTTATAGATACTGCAACTTCATTACAAGAATTAAATGAAAAAGAAAAATATTGGATTAAATATTACAATTCAACTGATAGAAATATTGGTTATAATTTGACTCCTGGAGGTGATGGTGGTAATACGTATTTATGCAAAACTAAAAAAGAAATGTTAGAAATTAAAAATAAAATAAGTATTGCTAATGGTGGAAGTAATAATGGAATGTCAAAACAAATAAAAGCTTTAAATATAAATACTCATGAAATCATTCATTTTGATACATTACATGAAGCATGTAAGTATTTTAATCATAAACAAAAAGGATCATTTTTAATTCATTGTGATCATAAAGCAAAAAATTTATGGAGAAAAGAATGGACATTTGCATATGAAAGTGATGAATTTTATTATGAACATTTAAATATAGAATATGATAAATCTTGTAATAAAGGAACATTAGTTAAATTATTGAATTTAGAAACAAATGAAGAAATTATATTTAATAGTTTAAACAAACTAAATAGTTACTTAGGACTGCCAAAAGGAAAACTAAAATATGATAATGGAATATGTTTCTATAAAAATTATAAGATTACAAAAGTAAAAGTTAAATAATAAATGTGTATCGACTATCCCTGATGAATGTAAGGGAGTAGGATTGGAGATAAGCACCAATTCAAAACAGGAGGCAATTGATTCATAAATAGAATCTTTGAAGATATAGTCAGTACTGATAGTAATATCAGATAAATATGTGCAGAACTGTTAACGGTTTGGATATCAATGCATTTGATAACTTTAAGAGAAATGTACAATGTATTATAGATGGTAGATATGATGATATTGATGATGTATTTTCAGGAGTAATTAAAGATGGACGTGGTAATATATGCCCAACGACAATTATTATGCCAACTCTTGCTGCAATGACTCGTAAGAAAATTGAAAAGAAATGGGAAGATTCTGGAACTGAATATACAAAAGGAAAAGAATATGAAGAATTAATGTTCAATGAGTTTATGAAACTTCTTGATAAGAAAATTCATGAAGCAAAAGATATGTTGATTGAAAGATTTAATCATATTTGTTCTCAATCACCTAAATCAGCAAGATTTATGTATGAAAATCACACAATGGCTGGATATCATGAAGAAGAAGGAATTATTTCAGCACTTAAACATGGAACAATTGTTATTGGACAAATTGGTATGTCTGAAACACTTTATTTATTATTTGGATGTGATCATACAACTGAAAAAGGAATGGAATATGCAAAGAAAATTGAGCAATTATTCTTAGATAGAACTTCAGAATTCAAGAAAGAATATAAACTTAATTTTGGTGTATATTATACCCCAGCTGAAAATCTTTGTTATACATCATTCAATAAATTCAGAAAAGCATTCCCAGAATATGATATTGAAGGTGTAACATATTTTATCAAGAATGGAGAAAAGAAATACAAGAAATATTTCACAAATTCAATTCATGTTCCTGTATATTATGAATGTAATCCTTTCCAAAAGATTGATATAGAAAGTCAATTGACAGGATATTCAAATGCTGGTTGTATTACTTATGTAGAACTTCCAAGTATATCATTCAATAATATAGATGGTGTAGAAAAGATTGTAGACTATGCAATGGAACATGATATTCCATATTTTGCATTGAATTTCCCACTTAATAGATGTGCAAAATGTGGTGAACCTATTTATGATTCAGAATTAGAAAAATGTCCTAAATGTGGTGGAGATAAAATAATAAGACTTGGTCGTATAACTGGGTA